CAGGCGTACCGTGACCAAAAACAGGCCGGATTCTTCAGGTACCTGAAATCAGCGGAGGAACAGCTGAACCGCGGATTAGAACCTGGTGCGGAACCTTTTTTCAGGAAAGAGGCGGATTCCATCCTTAAGAATGTGGACAATTACATCTTTGACAACTACGGAATCGCGAACGCGCTTGATGAGGGAGTTCCGAAGAACTTTCCTTTTCCAATGAAAAAGATGATGGCGCAGCTCTCCAGTGCCGCCGGAAAGAGGACGGCCGGGCTGAAGGACTACGCAGGAACGCCCAAGTATTCAGGACAGCAGACGCTTGGTGGCGGCGAAAACCCACGCGAGTTGCTCTTCAGGTACACCCCCGGAAGCATGCGGAAGGGTGAGCCCGTGTACAAGTATGCGCATGACTTTAAAATGTCCAGCAAGGCGGGGGACAACGCCTTTGTTCACATGCGCATGACCGACAGGACGGATGAGCTGGGAAACAGGATTCTTTTCATAGAGGAAATACAGTCAGACATGCACCAGCCAATCAATTCGGCGTTAAGGTCCGTCAAGAGAATGGAGCAGCAGGGAAAACCTCCGGTTCCGGGTTCACTGAAGGAATCACGATACGCTCCGCGTGGAGACGTTCCACGTCCTGTGAGTGCATCGGATAAGGTAAATGAGGAACAGTTTAAGTTGATTGTTGCCAAGATTGATGACTTGGCGGCACAGCCGCAGACAAGGGAAACCCAAAAGCGGATTGCGAAGCTTAACAGGGAAAGGAACAAGATAAGAAAAATAATTGACGCGAGCAAGAAAAAGGCCCTTCCGGAGACAACCAAGGTTCCGCAGGGACCGTACAGCAGGACGGAGGACTACAATGAGTTTGTCATCAAGTACGCGACGAAGATGGGGCAGGAAGGAGGCTATGACGGCGTTGCCGTTGCGACACCCGCAATAAAGAACAAGGGACTTCGACCAACGGATGACAGTTTTCACGGAAACCTTGTAGCCTACGGACCAATGGTGAAGGGGGCGATGAAAAAAATTGCAAAGAAAAGTGGTGCAAAAATTATAGAAACGTCTATAATAGACAACAAAGGTGTGGGCTGGAAAGTTCCGATGATTTACTTGAAGGGAAATAACGAGGCGTTGTTTAACATTTCGAAAGGACTTCCGGCGTACAGGAGAGGGGGAATAGCTCGACATGGCTAGAGACACGAAGAATAATATAGATAAGGCATTAGAGGCATTAACTGGGGCATTAGAAATAGAGCCAACCGGCGAAGAGGTGCAACTGGAGCCGGATAAAAGCGTCAAGGATGATCCTAACATTGAACTGATGGAAAATGAGGACGGAAGCGCGGACGTCAATTTTGATCCCAACGCGCCAATAGACACAGCAAACATTCCGCATGACGCGAACCTGGCGGAGTACATTGAAGAAAATGATTTGGGTAGGTTGTCAAACGACTTACTCGCAGGATTCGAATCGGATAAGGATTCAAGGAAGGACTGGGAGGAATCCTATGTCAAGGGCCTTGATATGCTGGGCTTCAAGTATGAAGACCGCACCCAACCGTTCGAAGGTTCGTCCGGGGTCGTTCACCCCTTACTCGCTGAATCTGTAACGCAGTTTCAAGCCCAAGCGTATAAGGAACTTCTCCCCCCAAACGGCCCCGTTCGTACTCAAGTTATAGGGCTCTCCACACCTGAAGTTCAGGATCAGGCGAAGAGGGTTCAGGAATTCATGAATTATCAGATTACTGATGTCATGCGCGAGTACGATCCGGACATGGACCAACTTCTATTCTATCTTCCGCTTTCAGGATCGGCGTTCAAGAAAGTCTATTATGACGGTCTCCTGAAGCGCGCGACGGCGAAGTTCATTTCCAGTGAGGATTTGGTGATAAACTACATGGCGACGGATCTGGAAGGTGCGGAAAGGATAACGCATGTCATAAAGACAAACGGAAATGACGTAAGAAAGCAGCAACTGGGCGGATTCTACCGTGACGTGGAACTGCCAACAGGACAGACGGAGTCATCCGACACCGTGGACAAGGTTGATGAACTGCAGGGTGTTGAAAAGAACTATGCATCCGACGATGACGAGCATGTAGTACTGGAAATGCACGTTGACGCCGACGTTCCCGGATTTGAGGACACGTCCGGCGTGAAGCTTCCCTACATAGTTTCAATAGACCAATTTTCAAGAAAGATTCTTTCCATAAGGAGAAACTGGAAACAGGGTGACCCTAATTTTGAAAAGAACCAATATTTTGTACATTACAAGTTCCTCCCAGGACTGGGCTTTTACGGCTTTGGTCTAATACACATGCTTGGAGGGTTATCGCGAACGGCAACAAGTGTTTTGCGGCAGTTAATTGATGCCGGTACACTCGCTAACCTTCCGGCAGGTTTCAAGGCACGGGGAATGAGAATACGCGACCACGACGAACCGTTGCAGCCGGGTGAGTTCAGGGACGTTGACGTGACGGGAGTTTCAATCAAGGAATCACTTCTGCCGCTTCCCTACAAGGAACCGTCACAGGTTCTGTTTGCATTGCTGGGTTTTGCCGTTGACGCGGGAAAATCCTTTGCGGCAATCGCCGACATGAAGATGGGAGAGGGAAACGAGCAGAATCCTGTAGGAACAACACTCGCTCTTTTAGAGCGTGGAACAAAAGTCATGAGCGCAATACACAAGCGACTGCATTACGCTCAAAAAATTGAATTTAAGTTACTGGCAAAAGTATTCCAGATTTACCTTCCACCTCAATATCCTTACATGGTTGTTGGGGGAAACCAACAAATTAAACAATCTGATTTTGATGACCGTGTAGACATCATTCCGGTATCAGATCCAAACATATTCTCAATGGCGCAGCGTGTTACGCTGGCGCAGCAGCAACTGCAGTTGGCAAGTGCCGCACCGCAGCTACACAATTTGCGTGAGGCATACAGAAGAATGTATGACGCGATGGGTGTGGACAACGTGGAAGCGATACTGAAGCCGGATCCGGAGATGCCGGAACCCATTAGTCCGGCCATGGAGAATGCAGGAGCGATGCGTGGACAGCAGCCAAAGTCATTTCCAATGCAGAACCACATGGCGCACATTCAGGCGCATGCCGAGTTCATGTTTACAAGAATGGTGCAGATCAACCCGCAGTTGTACGCCATGCTGCAGGCACACGTCTCGGAGCATATTTCATTGATTGCGGGACAGCAGGTACAGGAAAAATACAAGCAGCAATTCCAGCAGTTACAGCAGCAAATGCAGCAGGCACAGCAGAATCCACAGCAAATGCAGCAAATGCAGCAACAGATGGATCAATTAGTGAACCAGCAAGCTTCCGAGCAGGCACAGATTGAAGCGCAAATGACTCAACAACTGGCGCAAGACGAAGAGGCCAGAATAAGTAGAGAACAGCAGGATCCATTAATCAAGCTTAAACAGCAAGAAATTGACCTGAAGGCAATGGAAACACAAATGAAATTGCAGAAGGACATGATGGTGGACTCTGAAAAACTTGACCTTGAAAGGGACAAGCTGGAAGCGGAAACAAGTATTGACTTGATGAAAGCGTCGGCAGATGTTAATAAGGAAGATTCCGCAGAGGCAATGGCGCTTCTTAAAGAGAACATGGCGGCCACTAGGGAAGCCATGAAAAATGAATCAGCTGAAAGGGTTGCAAGGCAAAATGCAAAATCAAAAGCAAACGGACAGAATAAAAAAACAACTTGAAAAACTTAGCACGGTAATGCAAAGGATTGAACAGGTTGCGAAGGAAGAGATAAGTTCCAATGAAGAATATTTGCAGGTTTGCGGCGCGTTGCTGGCGGTGACACGCAACATGTATGTTGAAGCACTGGGACCAGTTGACGCTTCACGAATGTTCGAGGCCGTTGCGCAAAGTTTTCACATCCAGGAAGATATCGTGGAATTTTTTCGGGAAGGTGATAAACCAACCTTACATTAATGCCTTTCAAGTCGGAGAAACAAAGAAAATACATGTGGGCGAAGGAGCCGGCAATCGCCAAAAGATGGACGGAAAAATACGGAAGCAAGACCAGAAAAAAAGGTGGACTTATTAACAAGAAAAAAGGAGGAATAGCAAATGCCACAGGTAGGAAGTAAAAAATTTCCATACACTTCATCCGGAGTACAGCAGGCGCAGAAGCATGCACGCGAAACGGGACAGAAGGTCAACATGACCGGATACAAGAAGGGTGGAACAAAGAAAAAATATAAAGCAGGTGGAACGGTGAAGAAGAAAAAAGGTGGAATGATGAAGAAGAAATATCACCATGGCGGCCGAGTCAGTGGCGGTATGAAAGATAAACAATGTTAACAGGGAGGTAGATATGAATTTATTGAAAGATCTTTGGGGACATCTAAAGGAATGGAATGACTGGAAATTGAAGGATTGGATTAAATCCGGAATTGTAGTGATTATTGTTCTGGTGGTCCTTAAGATAATTATTTTGCCAGGTGTATAATGGTTTACGTACCAGAACTTGACAGACAAGGATTTGTTGACAGGCAAAGAATAAACCAGGAGAGGAATCGTCCTACCATGACTAGGAAGGACGCTTTCCTCCAGGGCGCTTCTCCTGAGGGAAGGAATTACGCCACCATGATGGACTTGATGAGTCAGTCGCCTGGATTTGAGAGTGGCGACCCCAGAATAGATCAATTAAAGCAGGCAAGAAGGCAATACAACAGGCAGGATAAATACAACATTGGGGAAATAATGGGACAAACCCCCCAGTTCATGAATGAACTGTACAGGACAAACAGCGGAGTTCTGAGGGAACACGCAAACCCTGTATACAACGCTATGTACCCTATTTCTGAAATGCTTCACAGAACCACTGGATCAGGGGGAATTACCGGAATGCTTTTAAACAAGGCGTTTGGAAAAACCAAAGAAGCCGGAAGGGGATTTTATCAGGATCTAAGGGACATGGGAATTGACATTTTGGGATCCGTTGGAATAGGTGGCGCAGTTCCTCGTGAGGAAGCTACGGAAGAAGTTTTACAGAATTATGCGGACCAGACATTTGGTTATCCCTACAATGTTCATGAGGATGAATTCACTGATACGGAAAACTGGTATGATGACAGAAAGGATGTAGTCATTCCCCCCATGGATGATGACTTTGGAGATTTCTATGTTGATGAGAATACTTTAGCGTCTCCTTATCAAGAGCCAGTTTCTTTTGACGATTCAGGACGTGAATACGGAATAATGCTGAACCAGGGACTCGTTACAGATCCCATGGAGGAACTGAGAAACAGGACGCTTCAGGATGAGTACATAAACTACATAGAAAGCACGGGTGACAGGCTGACGTACGATGAGTTCAGGGGAGCGTGGGAAAGAACGCACGCACTGCCCAGGGGATTGCATCAGGGCGAAGGACACATAACGCCAAAATGGATGCGTGAATAATGGTTGTTGTAGGTTATTACGGTCCCAATGTACACACATCCACGCACACGCCTGGCGGAGGAACTCCTCCGGAATATGGCGGAGGCGGCGGAAATCAAGGAGGACCAGGACATCCTGGAGGATATAACCCAAACTTAAATCCTCCTGTTACTGTAGGAACTCCTCCGGAATATGGCGGAGGCGGCGGAAATCAAGGCGGACCAGGACATCCTGGAGGATATAACCCAAACTTAAATCCTCCTGTTACCGTGGATTATACTTCGCCTGTAGTTGACACGAGCGGAAATGGAAATGGAAATGGGGTTAATAATATAAACGAAACAATAACCGTGGATGAAATTCCTACACACACTATTGATACTGTTAATCCGACGAATCTTCCTGATAATGTATGGGACCTTGCTATACAAGCGGCAGCGTCA